TTCAGAACTAACAGGCGTACTAGAGGCAGAAGCAATATAAGTAGAGTAAGATAATGGCTTTTAGAGATACACTAATTACTAATTTAACAAGTACACTAAGTGGCAGTAATGTGTCAGTTAGTGGTGAATTACCTTGGAATAGCAGTGGTACACCTCTCTATATAAACAATAAGAAAAAGTTATATATAGACGAGGACAACATTGCTAAAACTGAGTTATTTCCAGTGTTAGATAATAATGATGTATTTCAAACAGAAACAACTGTTCAGGCATTTGTTACTGTAGATGCTAAAACACAGCCTGGCGATATGGATACTATTGTAAGTACTATATTAGCAGGCAAAGACGGAATAACTGGCCAAACCATTCGAGAATGTGAGGTCAATACCGAGATCGAAACGGATTATATTACATATACGTTTGATTATCGGTTCATAACTGTATAACAAAAGGAGAAACCAATGGCAGTAATAAACGTAAGTGCAGGTTCTGAAGCAGTACTAAAACTAGGTGATGCGGCGGCTAACGCCACGCCAACATCTAGTGATGGTATTACAGTCCCGGCAATGCAAGACATTACCCTCAATAACAGCACAGGTGTATTTAGATGGAAACAACTAGATTTAACATCTGAAAGTGCTGTAACAACACCTTCAACAAACCAAATTACTATGAACATAGTAGTTGACCCAACCACATTCTTCGGAAGTGGTGCTGGTTCAATTGACCTTGTCAAAGATAATGGTTTATATGGAGTAAGTAGAAGCAAAACTAAAGTTTTCTTTAGTGCTTTCTTTGATGGTACTGATTCCACTAGCAAATATGTTACTGGAAAAGGATATATATCCGGTCTCGCACCGACAGTTAATATGGATGCCCCAGTTTGGGTCACACCAGTAACTATCGAAGTTGACGGCGATTTTAGTACAATTACAACTGTATAAAAACAAGCATAAAGATTTATATGGACTCATTAATTTGGGTCCATATATTATATAGGATATAAACATGAAACAAAAAACAATAGATACATATATGAAATGGAAAGAGTCTGCTAAAAAGTCAGACAAATTCGTTGCTGATGGTGTTGGATATACTCAAAAAGAGTTTGAAGCAATAATCGGCGGTGTACATGAAGTACATGTAGAAAAAGAAATAAATATAGATGTAGAGGATAAAGGATATGGAGATATGGAACAACAAGACGAAGAAGGAGATTCTATCGTCGATTGAGTCAGAAATAGCAAAGGCTCAAAATGAATTAAAATGTGCTCATGGAGACATTCAAAAAGCACAAAACAGAATAGCATTTACATTAAGTGCTATACATAACTTAAAGAAAAGAGATTTACAGGAGTAAAGATATGGAGTTAAAAGAACTTTCAAAAAAACCACAATTAATAAAATTAACCATTGACAAGGAAAATCTTGTTGAAAAATATGGTGACACTCTCGAGTTTCACATATATGACAGACAACCATTAGATGTATTTGCCAAATTAGCAAACCAAAAAGATGATTTATCTGGCGTAACAGAACTCATTCAAGACATGATACTAGACTCAACAGGCAAACCTGTTGTTAGTGATGGCCAAATTTTACCAGTGGATATACTAATGGAAGCAATCGCACAGGTTACTAATGAGTTGGGGAAGTCACAACCCATCGAATCGTAGAAGGTAGTGCTGAAACAAATCTGTTGCTAATGCTAGATGCTATGGCAGAAAGATATGGTATTTTGCCTAGTCAATTGATAGCAACAGCAGATACGTTTGATTTGATGGTAATGGATGTAGCACTTACTTATAGACACTATAAGGACGGCAAACAATCCCAAGAGCCAATAGACCAATCTGTGTATAACGAAGAAGATTTATTAGAAAAATTGGAGAAATATAAGACGTGAAAGTAGACAAAAGAGGATTCGACCAAATCATGAATGTGCTAGACACACTTCCTGCTGATACAATGGCCGATACCTTTCCTGTGTACAAAAAAGCAACTCCAATTAGATCTGGCAATGCTAGAAGAAATACTCGTAGAAGAAGTAAAAATAAAATTGTCAGTAATTATGGATACGCAGGTAAATTAGATGATGGATGGAGCAGGCAAGCACCAGACGGATTTACTGAACCTGCTATCAAACACATAGAGGAGTTTGTTGCTAAAACAATAAGAAAACTATAATGGCAAAAGATATCAAAGTAACCTTAACCTTAGACAATAGAGCATTTAATAGAAATGTTCAGCAGAGTGAAAGGCAAGTAAACACATTTGAAAGAGGTAGTGTAGCAAGTTTAAAGAATATAGGTACGGCATTTGCCGCAGTATTCAGTGCTAAACTGATTACAGATATAGTTAAAACAGGACAAACATTCCAAGACTTAAGATTAAGTTTAAACTTTATAGCAGGTAGTGCCGATGCCGGTGCTAAAGCATTCGACAATTTAACAGTACTTGCTACAGAAACACAATTTGGTGTAGAAGAACTAGTACAAACATTTATAAGATTAAAAGGTGCCGGTATTGAACCAACAAATGACCTTTTACTTACCTTTGCTAATACAGCCAGTATAGCACAAGACCAGTTAGGTGTACTAACAGCATTAACAGAATTATTTGCCAGGGCCGCAAGTAAAGGCAAACTAGAACTAACAGACTTTGATAAAGTTGCTGAAAGAGGCATTGACATATACGGTGTATTAAGAAAAGAATTTGGTCTTAATATTACAGCCATACAAGATTTAGCAAAGACAGCCGCAGGACAAGAACAATTATTTACAGGTATTCAATCAGCATTAGACGATGCGTTTGGTACTGCTCTTCAAGAAAAATTAAAAAGTAGTAGTGTAGCATTCTCAAACTTGCGTATTGCTTCACGACGATTACAAGACGCAATATTTACAGCATTTGGATTAGATAGTACTGCAGCAATCGAAGGTTTAACAGGTGCTGTAAATGATTTAGCAACAAATATACAAAAATTTGACTTTAACACATTAATAGAATCAATTGAAAGATTAAGTACAGTTGCGTTAGGTTTAACACTAATATTTGGAGCAAGTGGATTAATAAGAATATTCAGTTTAGTACAGGCAGCCAGTATAGGCCTAGGCCTTAAGTTTGCCAGCCTAGGTAAAAAATTATTACCTGTTGCGGATATAACTAAGAACTTAAAAAGTGCTTGGAGACAATTAGGTCAAGTATTTACAGGACTAGCAAAAGGTGGTAGAATAGGAGCCTTAGGTGGTTTATTTGCTAACTTAGGTAAAGTACTTGCTCGAGGTGTATTGGGACCACTAGGTTTAGTATTACTAGGATTAGAAGGACTTTCATTTATAAGCAAGAAATTAGGTGGACCAGATTTCATGGCTGGCTTCAACGATATGATTGTAGAAGGTGGCAAAAACCTACTTGGATTTAATGATGCTTTAGAAGAAACTAAAAAAGTCACAGATGATTTAACACTTACACCAACAGGTGATGGCGATGATGACGATGATGATGTTGCCAAACCTAAATCATTAGCCACACTAAAACAGTTTATAGAAGATTTTGAAGAAAAATTAGGAACATTAAAAAGAACAGAAGACGAATATGCTAAAACTGTAGCAGAATTTAAAAAACAATTTGCTCAAGAGTTACCTGCCGCACTAATAGGCACAAATGCCGCATTATCATTATTCGACGAAGGCATGAAAGATATCGATAAAGCATTTGATAGGCAAGCACCAAAGGCCACTGTTATAAAAACATTATTACAACAATTTCAAGAACAATTAGCAAAAGTTGTGCCTAGTGCTACAACATTTGAAACAGAATTACAAAAATTAAATGATTTATTTGGAGACCCTGATACAGTTGAACAAATAAACATGTACAACAAGGCACTAGATGAACTTAAAGACGCATTTGGTATTGATGAAGAAGTAGAAGCATTTTTAAATTCGTTTGATGAAGTAGATACTATAGAAGAATTTAATGAAAAAATGACTATTTTGAAAAGTCTATTAGATCAAAGTAAAATATCAGCAAAAGAATACGAAGAGGCCTTAGCAGATCTCAAAGAAACCCTAGGTGAAGACGAAATATTTGCTAATTTTATTAGTGATTTAAACACAGGCATTAAAACTCTAAGTGATGACTTAGTAGATGCTTTTGAAAAAGGTGAAAGTGCCGGCGATGTGTTTAAAAACTTCTTCAAGAACATGATTAAACAAGTTATAGCAGACATTATTAGATTAATGGTATTCTTACCAATACTACAAGCATTTGGATTTAATGTAAGTGGTGGTCAAATCACAGGATTTACAAATCCATTTAAAGCAACCGGTGTAGGCGGTGGTAATGTTATGGCTCGTAGACCAATGTTAGTAGGCGAGCAAGGGCCAGAACTGTTTGTGCCAAGTAATTCAGGCAGTTTAGTACCAAATGGTGGTCTAGGCTCTCAAGTAAATTACACAATCAATGCCGTTGACGCACCTAGTTTTCAACAATTAGTAGCAAGTGATCCGCAATTTATATATGCGGTAACACAGGCAGGTGCTAGAACAATACCAGGAGCAAGATAATGAGTTTTCAAACAATTATAGATAACGCAACTTTTATTACTATAGATAAACGCAAAACCACAGCAATGAGTGTAAGTAGAAGTGGACATGTAAAAACAGCAGAACGCCAACCTAGTGTATACAAGTTTACAGTAGGTAGTGTACCAGGACTTACATACAGCACAAATAGAGGCGTACTAGAAGATATCGATACTGCTGACAGAATAACAGAAGCAAACATTAGTTTAGCAAATAATTCAGGCATGAATTATATCACAGCATATCAAGGTGATGTAACAGACGCAGAACTAAACGACATTGTAATGGTAGGTGGAGATGGCAAAGAGTTATATATCAATACCAGTGCTGTTACAGGATCAGGCACACTATTTAAGAAAGGTGACTTTGTACAACCTGCCGGAAACAGCAATATATACAGATATCCATATCAAGTTACATCAGATGTTTCATTTAGTGCGTCAGCCAATGTCACAATACCTGTACACAGACCAGTACTAAGTCAAACAGGACAAGTCATTACAAGTGGTGGACTTAGAACAGGCACAGAATGTAGATTTCATGTCAAAGCAATGACATGCCCAACATACAGTATAGTACCATATGATATGATACAATTTGCTGGTGATTTTGAATTTGTGGAGATTATAACTTAATGAGTACTACTATAACAGAAGTACAAGGTACTAATATATCGCCTATAACACTTATTGATTTACAATTAGGTGCTAATGTTTATTATTTAAGCAGTAATTGGAAACCTGTAACAGTTGACAGCAATGCTTACACAGAATTAGGCAGTTTCTTAACTGTAAGTAACATAGATGATAATTTAAAATACAATGCTAACGATTTAAGTTTAACATTAGCAGGCATACCAAGTGGTGAAAACTATCTACAACAAATATTAGAAAACCCTGTAAAAGGTGGTAATGTAGTTCTTAAGAGAGCATTTGTAGATACTGCTACATACGAACTCACAGGTAATATATACACAAGATTCAAAGGTGTAATAACCAATTTTAAAATAGATGAACAAGTAAATGTACTTAGTAAACAAATGGACTATGCTGTGACAGTTACACTAGCAAGCCAATTAACAGTACTCAGTAACAAAATATCAGGACAAAGAACAAACCCTGAAGACCGTAAAAGACTATTTCCAGCAGATAGAAGTTTTAACCGTATACCTATTCTTTACAATACCAGTTTCGACTTTGGTAAAGAATATGTAACAGGTGGAGGCTATGGTGGTGGCGGTGGCGGAGGCGGTGGCGGAGGCCGTGGCCGCAGAGGTCGAAACGAACAACAAAGATAAAGATTTAAAGGATATAAAGATATGATAAAACAAGCAGATATAAAAGATTTTGAGAAGATAAAGAAAATGTTTATCAACTTTGCCAATAGTGCGCCAGTTGATTACTTACATAACCCACAGTATGATGATAACCACATAGATCAAATACTGTTCCATGTAAGTAGAAATGGTGTTTTACTATTAGCAGAAGAGAAAGGTAAACCAGCAGGCTTTTTTATAGCCTTACCAGCACAAGATTACTGGTTACCTAGCATACCACCAGTTATGCGAGAAGCCGCATGGTGGGTAGAGCCAGAATATAGAGATGGCACAATTGGAGGTAAGTTGTTTTTACAATATCTTCAAATATGTAAAGAATTTAAAAAACAAGGTTTGATAACAGGATATACAATGACATTAATGAAACAATCACCAAATATCAAACTAGAAAAATATGGTTTTAGACCAATAGAAACAATTTATTACGCAGAGTAGAAGTAGGAGAAGCAATGGCAGTATTTACAACAATAGGAGCCGCAATAGCAGGAGCAGTAGGTTTAGGTGGTACATTTGCCACTATAGCAGGTATTGGACTTAGTCTTGCTGGAGTTGTTGTAGCAGGTGTTGTTGCGGCAGGCTTGGCATTTGGTACAGCAAAACTTTTAGGAGTATTCGATGTGCCCGATGTTGGCAGTTTAGGCCGGGCAAATGGCAGTAAAGTTCAGGTGGCCCCGAATACTAACAACAGGATAGGTGTGGCCTACGGGCGTAATTTCATGAGTGGACCTATAACTGATGTAAACATATCTAATCAAAATGACACTATGCACTACTGTATCACATTAAGTGAATTATCAGATGGTCATGATGTTGGAACATATACACTAAATGATATATTCTGGGGTGACAGAAAACTAAACTTCTCAGGTGCTAATGTAAGCAGTTATTCAGATCCAAATGCTACAAGCACAGAAGATTGGAAAGACAAAATTCGTATACGGGTATATGCCGGTGGTACAACAGCCGCAAAACAGATATTTCCTACATCAGGTGCCGTAAATGCCACAACAATGATGCCTATATGGAGTACATTTGGCCCTAATCATTACACAATGGAAGGATTGGTATTTGCCATGATTGAAGTTGATTATGATGCTGAAAATGGATTAACAGGTCTAGGTGGTATGACATTTGATATAACAAACAGCAAACACAATCCAGGCGAAGTGTTATTTGATTATTTGAAATCAAGTAGATACGGGGCAGGACTAGCCAATGCTGATCTAGATATAACAAGTATATTAGGAACAGCAAATACTAACATGCTGGGTTATTGTAATGATCAAATAACTTTTACACCCAATACAGGTGGTAGTAGCACAATAGATAGATATCAAATTAACGGATATTTAAGCACATTTGATAGTTGTATGGATAACATAGATAAAATTTGTAGAAACGCCGCAACATACTTTACATTTGACGGTAAACAAGGTAAATTTAAAGCAGTACCTAACAGACCATATAGCACTAGTGAATTATCAGACGCATTTGTGCTTAATGATGATAATATTGTAAGCAAAATATCAATTAGTAGTACAGAATTATATCAACAATTAAACAGTATAACAGTAGAGTTTGCTGATCAAAACAGAAAAGATCAAACAAATACCATTTTGATATCAACACCAGGCAGTGATAGAAACACTGGCGAACCAGACAATAATTTAGATTACAGAGCAGAGTTGGTTAACAATAACGTACATGCAGAACAACTTGGAAACATTGATCTAAATCAAAGTAGAAAAAGTATGGTTGTAGAGTGTACTAGTGATTTCTCAGGCCTTCAAATAGACGCAGGCGATGTTGTAAAATTAACAAACACAGATTATGGATTTACCAATAAATTATATCGTGTAATGAAGAACACAGAAGCATTAGGCCAAGATGGTATGATATTGTGTAATTTATTATTATTAGAGTATGACGCAAGTATATATACACAAGGAACTGCTGTAGAATCAACAGCAGAAGATGATCCAACCGGCATAGTTACAAATGAAACAATTAATGATATATACACTCCTAATAACTTTAGGCATCAATTTAGAGGCTTAACACAAAAAAGCACAACAGGCTCAGGAACAGGTGCTAAATTTGATGTATCAAAAGACTTTGTAAATGTAACATACTTTATACCAGCAGTATCAGGTGGTAACCCCACAGCAAATGGTGGATCAGGGTATAGTGCTGGTGACAATGTAACTATTTCAGGTAATGTACTCAACGGCATAGATGGCACACATGATTGTACATTTACAATATCTAATTCGCCGGCAGGTAAATTTACTTTAGCCAATGCTGTAAGTGGTATAGCATTTGTACCAGGTGGCGGCAATAGTCTTAAAGGTATTGCTGGAGAAACATTAGCCGATTTAGCAGTAGGTACGCAAATAACAGAAAATCCAAGCACAAATACTAGCATGACTGCTAGTGGTACATACAGTAATATTGCCGCAAACATAAATGTTGATCTAGGCGAAGTAGACAGTGGAGAATACACACTATCAACAAATTTTACTCCAATTGGTAGCCATGATGGCATAACAACAGCCAATTACGGGGTAGGTGTACAAGCAGATGTTACTTTTGCTAACGGTAATATTCAATATAACTATCTAGACAGCAGAACTAGATATGATGATCAAGCAGACTTACCAACGGTTCTTAATACTGCTAATAACTTTGTAGTAACAGACCAAATGGATAGTGTGAATATTAGAACAGTAGGATTTAACACATCTAATCAAACAGCAGGCACTAGTCAACGTGGTTACACAAATATGAAAGTTGACTTTATTAAATTAAGAGGTGGAGATCAGTTCTAATGAAAGTTATACTATATGACAAAACAACTGGCTTTATACATTTTCCAAGTTTGACAACCAATGAAAGAATGATAGCAAAAACATTAGCAGAAGATAGTAATTTAGCATATATGGTAGGTAGTGTACAAGTCGACAAGTATCAAGTAAATGTAAGTGTTGATCCACATGTTATAGAAGAAAAACCACCTGTAACAATAAATGTACCAGGTTGGATTAGGGACCTGCGTTGGAGATATTTACAATCAAGTGATTGGGCAGTAGGCAGTGATACACCATTATCAGACAGCAAGAAAGCAGAATGGGTAACATACAGACAAGCACTTAGAGATTTGCCTGCCACATACGCAGATGAAACCGATATTGAAAACGTTATTTGGCCATCAGAACCCAGTTAAAACGATAAATACTCTAGTAATAATGCTTATATTGCCTTAGTGATATAAGAATACCCTTTAGGAGTAGCAAAACATGTCAGGAAGAATTCTCGATTTTAAATCATATATAGGCGGCGCAGACAACGTAGTTGTTGAAGAAATGACGCCATCAACACAAAAAACATTCAATTATAATTATGGTCAAAGTGTAAGTAGTTACACATTTGCCGCAGATATGCAAACCATTGTAGTTGACACATTAGCATACGATCGTGTAACAGGCGATCCAAATTTTGCTGATTCTAACATATTAGGCAGTTTTGCTAACTCAGAAATAGCAGGTAGTAACATAGATGATAGTGATAAAGCAAATGGCAATATCAAATTCACAATACCTGCTCAAAGATATCAGGGTAATATTATTCCAGACGCAAGAGCCAATGTTCCGATTACAGTAGTAAGTTTTAGGTGGACAGATACCAGTGTAACACCAAATACTACAGAACAACATCGATTTGCCATACTTGAAAGGTTTGAGCCAGATGTAGTTATAGGTAACCCAACATTGAGTGCAGGTTTTACTGCTATACCAACGTCCTAGGAGTAATATATGGCAACAGTAAATGTAACAGTAACAACAGCAAACATAACAGCCAGTTCTACAAACGCAAATATTACAGTAGGTTCAACCAATTCCGTAATCACAGTAAGTAATGTAGCATCATTGGCTAATGCTAATGTTGTGAGAAATGCTCTTAGTGTAACAGACACTGGTGGCGATGGTTCATTATCATATGATACAGGAAGTGGTGTATTTACATACACTGGACCAAATCAAACAGAAGCAAACGCAAGAATAGCCGCCGCACCTACACAAGTAATAGGTCATTTTTCAAATGTATCACCTGTTAATCTAGAAGCAAACGGACAAATTAGTGTAGATGCTACCGCATTGTTTAGTGGTAAGACCACAGACGATCTAGCACAAGGCTCTACTAACAAATACTTTACAACATCAGGAGCAACTGTAAACACAGATGCTTTAACTGAAGGTTCAACAAATTTATATTATACTACTGCTAGATCAAATAATTCTATGTACAATTACATCACAGGAGGAGATGGTGTAGATGTCAATTTCACAGGCATTGGTGCTACATCAACAAAAG